ACCCAAAGATTTTTAATTGTACTTCACATATTCTTTCGTCAAAAGTCCACGTACCACTTTTCTGATATAGTTGAACGTTCTTCTCAATCGCATCCCAAAACTCGTGTGAGTTAGTATGAATTTTTAAACAGTTTGTTCTTCTACTTCTACCATACTTTGCTTCGTCACTTTTACATCTTCTACATATAACATTAACTGCTTTGTGATCTGAGTTTGGATCTAACATCTCTTTACGTATACTATTCATATACGTGCTGTCTTCCATCCATTCTTTCAGTGTAGTATTACCTACCCAATGTTTGTTAGAAGGTTCACCAAAACAACATGCTTTGAATTTACCATCTAGTTCAGAATAAATTTGTGTAAAAGGAATTGTACAAAACCAAATGTCTTTTCTTTTGGCCATTTGTACTATTGAATTTTTATACATGGCATTGTCTTTACCTTTGTCAGATAAATCTTGCCACCATGCTTTAGTGTTTACTTCACCTGGTCTGGAATCATCTCCAGGACCACCTCTTGTCATATGAGACGTAATATCATCAGGTCTGTTTGGTAAGGGTTTGCCGATTTCTTCTTCTTCAAGTTCTGGCCCACCATTGTGTCCTTTGCCAGGTGCGTCTTGTATAAATTTTGGTTGATTAACGAAATCTTTTTCTGGTAGTTTATCTTTATTAAATTCTGTCATCTTATTCCTATAATGTATTCAGTATGATTATTTAGACAACTTCTCTATCGCATTTCCAATTGCTGGAATACTGTAAGCTATATCTTTCACACCACGTTCCCAATAAACTGGTCCACCATCTTTAAGATTCTTATCTCTTTGATATATTACTTTTCTACCTGCCCATAAAAATTCTATCATCAATCTAGGTGCAGGATCAAAATTAGGTTTAGTATATACATACGTATTAAACTTTTTAAGTAGATCAGGAAAAGGTGCAAATATATGATTAAGTTTTTCTTTACCTTCTGCTTCTCTTTTCCAAGTCCAATCATCTAATCCTTGATCTTTATAAACTAATACTCCATGACCTTTAGTCCATATGTCTTCAATGTTGTCAATACATTTATCTACAGCATCATAGTAAATATCATTCGTACCTAAGAATAGATACTCCTGAATTTCTGGATCGTTTTCTTCCATAGAAGTATTTTTATAAATCTCAAAGTTTATTGTTTTCTCAAAGTGTTCACCCACACCATTTGGATATACATCTTTGTCGCACAAATCATAAATTTGTTTAGGTTTAAAATAATCTAAAGCCATAGGATATTCTACAGGATGATTATCTGAATATACTGATATCAGTTTATTACCAAACAATTTGAATAATGATAATTTTTGTGTTGAGTTATAATCTTTCCAAGTCATGTATGCTAGTGTCAATTGACTTCGACCCATAATCATTGTTATGTCATTTTCTTTAGGATCAATGTCATTAAATTGTACATTATTCACAGATGCGTATTTGTCGTTTAACACCGTCATGTAATCTTCGGGTGTAAATCGTCTGTGAGGAATGATGCAAAGTGTCGCAGGTTGATTTATAGCATTGAGTTTAGCACAATACTCGTATGAGTAAAATAGAAGGCCGTCACCCGGCTTGGATGTTACTACAAAGTTTATATTCATATTAGTATTTATTATACCACATTTCGACTAAAAAGTCAACCATTTTTTGTATTATATATATTACTATGCATGATGTGATTAAAGATGCTGTGACAGTATCACAGCGAGCTCAGAGAAACTACAATCTAACTAAATCAATACCTCAAAAAGATTTAGATTGTATGATCTATGCAGCCTCAAATGGGCCATCAAAACAGAATGAAACACACTTCAATTTAAGAGTGTTTACAGATAAAGATATCATTAAAAAAATACATGATGCCACAAAAGTCTATGCGTTATTTAATGGTTCAGATGTTGACGAAGTATTTGAAGATCAGAAAGATGAGTGGGGTGAGAAGTTTCATACAAAAGAAACACACACAATTACCAACTCTCAAATATATGCAAATGCTGTATTTGTATTCTGTGATGATCAAAAAAATCTAAGAGGTGGCACACACATTCTCGCAACTAGAGAGGGTGCAAATGAAGTCACAAAACAAACTTTATTTGAACAGAAAGCATTTTCTGTTGGTATTGCATCTGGTCAATTAGCAATGGCTGCTGCGATGTTAGGTTATAAGACTGGTTTTTGTTCAGCATTTGAAAGAGTGTTAGAAAGAACAACACCAGATAAACACTTACAAACTGTCATACAATCTGAGACAGAACCAAGACTAATTATTGGCATAGGTCATTCTAATCCAGGCATAAATAGATTATATCATGCTACAGTAAAAAACAAGGATATTCCTGTAGAATTTAGAACAGGACCAGAAGAGGAATATTTTAAACATAAGTCATTAGATAAAGAACTTGACGTATGGTTAAACAATAAAAAAATATGAGATATTACATAACAGGAACAAGACGAGGCCTAGGGGCGTTTCTAACTAACTTACCAGAATTAAACACTGGTGCAAATAGAATTGTTGACAATTTAGATGATTGCGATATTTTTATTAATTGCAAACATGATGGATTTTCACAAGTCGATTTATTATATGAAGCTGAAAGTAAAGGCAAAAAAGTAATCAGTATAGGTAGTGCAGCCTCTGATTGGATACACGGTCATAAAGACGTTTACAGATACGGTGTTGAAAAAGCCGCATTAAGAAATGCAAATGATCAACTATATTATGTAGGCTCAGATGTTACATGTATTAACTTTGGTTACTTTGATTCAGAAAGATCAGCAGATATTGATCATCCAAAGATGTCTTTATCACAGTGTTGGGATACTATAAAATGGGTCATTGATCATCCAAACAGAGTGAAAGAAATTACGGTATGCGCTTAAATGAAAAAATTGATATAGAAAAAATACTTAGAGAGTTAGAAGATAAACTACCTGCGTTTAGAGATAATCAAGTTGCTCTACAATCTGTAGAAGGTAACGATGATCCTTATTATGCGTGTGGTAAAATAACAGATAAAGAGCATAAAGAAACAGACTTTACAAAGTTTCTTTTTAATATGCCTTATACTAATTCAATATTAGAAAAGCATAATATTTGTAGAGCGAGAGTTGCTAGATTGACAAGACGAACTTGTTATACCTATCACCAAGACTATACAAAACGTATGCATATTCCATTAGTTACAAATGAGAACTGTTTTATGATCGTTGATGATCAGTTACACAGACTGCCTGCTGATGGAAGTATATATATTATAGACACAACTAAAAATCATACTGCGGTCAACGCTTCACGTGAAGATCGCATACACATAGTAGGGTGCATATATTAATGTTAACTGCAATTTTATTAGGGATACTTTGGTCGCAAATTATATCGCATTGGGGTGCGTCTATATTGTTGCATCGACATTATTGTCATAGACAATTTAAAGTGCCAGTCTGGTTTGAGACAATCGGATTAGCAATGTTGATGATCGCATGTATACGAACACCGATCGGGTGGATTGCGTCTCATCGTATGCATCACAATCATTCCGATACTGAAAAAGATCCTCATTCACCACAACACGTAGGATTATGGAAAGTATTATCTACTACTTGGGATATTCCAAAGATACCACCTAAGTATGCACGTGATTTATATAACAATCCTAGATTGGTGTTTTGTCACAAATATTGGTTGCATATATTAGTTGTTGTTAATATTATTTCGTTCTTAATTAGTCCATACTTTTGGGTAGCATTCTGTGCTGTACCATTTGTATTTGCTAAGATAGGATTTGGTTTACTTAATACAGTGGGACACAGTGAAGGTCCAACAAACGCCTTTTGGTTGAACTTCTTTGTTGCAGGTGAAGGTTATCATAAAAATCACCACGACAATCAGAGAAGAATAAGATTACACAAATGGGATACAGGTGGTTGGATTGCAGAAAAATTATTTAAAGATTATGGAAAAAGAAAAACACAAACTCAAACAAATCATTAGAGGTGAACGTTTTGTAAACGTTCCTAAGATCAAAGAAGTATCAGACGTTCTTCAACAACAAGTCGTTGCCGATACTCTCTATGTCAGAGGTAGTGGTCAAGCTACAAAAGAATTAGACGAAGTAATTACACTTCATAGAAAATGGGTTAGTGAAATCATAGACTTATCAGATTTTCCACATTGTTATTTTACACATGGTGTTACAGATGCAATACATCATTGGGTTATGACTGAGACAAGAGAATGGCAACAGTTAGAAGGTGAGTATGAATATCCACAAGTTATAGGAACTAAACCTACTGTATGTTGTGATGTACCAAGACAACATATGAATGACTTAGGTCGATCAGCATTACCAAGAAAAGTAGACAATGATAAACCAATGTATCTGAGTATACCATCAGCCGCAGACGGAAACTATTTTGATATGGGTGAGATTAATTCACCAGTGATATTAGATTGTTGTTATGTTGGTGCTACAGATATCAAAGAAATAAAAATACCTAAAAATACTGAACAAGTATTCTTTGGTTTTTCTAAAGGCTTTGGATTGGCAGGTCAGAGACTTGGATTAGTCTATACAAAAGAACCACATAAATCATTAGAGAGATTAAAAAAATTAGAGAACTGGAATTATAATGGTGTGCGAACAATGAAGTTAATTATGAATAACTTTGCTGTTGATGACATGTTTAAAAGAAATAGAACAAGACAACTTGTGTTTTGTGAAGACTATGGTATAAAACCATCAGACGTATGGTACTTGGCAACAAGTAGAGATTCTTACTACGAAGAAAGGAGAAGAATGAGGTGGAATGATACAGCCAGACTTTGTATTACGCCTCTATTTGAAAAATGAATATATTAGATTACACAGACGAACAATTTACAGAATTAGTTAATACAATAGTTGACAAAGGTTCTGTAGTATTACACGATCAAAATTTAACTAGACAACAACTTGCTGAAGTTTGTGCTAGAATGGGTAAGGTAGAAGAACTAGATTACTTTATGAACCCTAAAGATTCTCCACAGATTAGTATTGTATCTGGTAAAGTTGTTGATGGCAAACCAATAGGTATGTTTGGTCCAACAGAATTAGAATGGCATGCTAACGGAACTGGTAGATATAACTTCGATGAGATTTGTGTAGGGTTGTATTGCGAAACTGAATGTATTGATACTGTACTATCTATCGTAGATCAGAAAAAAGCATTTGAAGAATTATCGGAAGAAGATAAAGAGTATTTTCGTAATATAGAAATCAATCTAAACAACGAAGGTGAACGTGCTAGAATATGGCGTAACGATGGTGTGTATTCTAAAGCATATGAGAACGTGGGTGAACAAAACTTTAGAACAGGACAAGAACATTATAAAGAAACAATTGATAGAAGACCATTAGTTGGAAAACATCCTGTCGATGGTAAAGAGTATTTGTATCCTATGTTTATCTACTTGTATAAAGCATGGTACAAAGGAAAAGAGATTGAAGACTTTCAAGCATTCTATGATAAGTTATGGAGTGTAGTAACAAGATCAAAGTATATGGTGCATCACGTATTTAGAAAAGGTGATTTATTGTTTATGGATCAATTGTTAACTAGTCATAGAAGATCAGCTGTCAAAAACAAAGACAGACAATTATGGAGAACAGCATTCGATTATAGTAAAGCAGTTGCTGACTATAAACCAGAAGTCCACAAATAATGAATATAGTAGGCGTATCATTTAGTTATAGTGACAATAGTATGAACTATCGAGGACTAACTTTGATGGATCACCACATTGGGTTCTCTGATATTATCAAACTAGATTTACCTGTATGCAATTCAAACAAAGCAGATGGTGTCGTTCCACCTAAAGTAAAAAACTTTGATGAACGATTAGAGAAAGCAGATGTTCTTGTTTTTGCAATACCAGAATACACTGGTCACTATGCACACGGATTTAAGAATGTAATGGATTGGTTAGTTGTGGGTAAACAGTATAACGCATCGTTAGGTCAAAACTATTCTATCTCAGACAAACCAGTTTATGTAATTACATTTACACCTGCATTATCTCCGACTGGTGGTAGACACTTTGATATGACTAGACATATGCTACAAGATAAAATGGGTTGCGATGTAAAAGCAATGTATGTAAAAAACAATTGTTGGGAAGAACTATTACCTAACAACTATGATTTTGTTTGGACAGAATGTGATGCGATTTTGTCATGCAAAGGTTTTAGAAAAATTGAAAAAAGAAACGATATGACCAACGAAGTAAATGGTTGGATTGAACGTTATGAAAAATGGGATGAACAATGGACACAACAGGATTATTCATATTAAAAGATAAAAATATTGTACCATACGAAATAAAAGAAAAGAAAGTTATTTTGTGTGGTGTGCCTGGTGCATTTACTCCTGGTTGTACAAACAGACACTTGCCAGGATTTGTAGATCACTTAGGCGAGTTAAAAGAAAAGGGTATTGATAAAGTTATTTTCATGTCAGTGAATGATGCATTTGTCATGGATGAATGGAACAAACTACATGGTGATAAACAAATCGATGCTGTCTCTGATCCTATCGCAGAGTTTAGTACAAGAATGAATGAGAAAGTAGATTGGGGAAAACAGTTTGGTGTAAGATGTAATCGTTTTGCATATTTAATTGAAGATGGTCAGATAGTAAAAAAGTTTGACGATCCATTTATAGAAGGAGTGATGAAGGAACTATGATACCTAACGTAGCAGAATATGTTGACATAGAAGATAGAACAGATATATTAATGGAGTTACACGACAAAGTAGCAAACTCAATAAAATTAAATAATACTTTTGGTAAAACTCCCTTTAGAAGTTATTCGTTAGAAGATAATAGAACAGGCGACCCGACTGGATACGAACAAGTCTATGACCCTATATTATCTGAACATAGAAAAGTACATCCACATTATCAGTTTCGATCTACTGGTTTTAACACAGCAGATAGTACAGAGAAAGATGTATTTCCACACACTGATATTGATTTAGATACTGAACATCCTAATCATTATAATTTAGTTATACCTGTGTTCGGTGCATCACGTATTGATTACTTTGAAACAAAAGAACACGAAGTATACTTACCAGAAAAGAATGCTCATGGTTATGCATACTACCATGAATTTCTAGCACAAAAAGAAATGGGTCAAGGCACACCAGAGTTTGAAAAGTTTCTAAGTGATAGAAAGATAGGACATATTATAGTTGACAAACCATTGTTACTGAATACTTTACTTATGCATAGAGTAGTGGTTACTGAAGCACCAAGATGTGCTTTTGTTACACGATGGAACAATATACCCAAAGAAGTTACATTCCAAGATTTTAAAAAGAAAGTTGAGAGCATATTATGATAACACCATATAGAACGACCGAGGATATTAAAACATTATCGAAAGAACAATTGATTGACGTATCAAAGGCAATTCACAAAGAAGGTTGTGCTGTATTCTATGATCAGGACTTTAGTGAAGATCAGATTGTACAGATGCAGAAAAAGTTTGGTGAATGTGAAGCACCTGGTTTGTTTATGAATCCAAAAGATCATCCTGAGATATTTTTAGTGACTGGTAAAAAGGTTGATGGTAAAAAGATTGGTATGTTTGGTGACACTGAATTAGGTTGGCACTCAAACGGTAACAGTAGACATTTGATTGATAAAATTTTAATTAGTTTATACTGTGTCAAAGAAGATGTAAATACAACGTTAAGTGTATGTCATACATCTAAACCATTCTACGATTTATCAGAGGATGAACAAGAGTATTGGAAAAGTATTAATATTAGATTGAAGTTTAAGAACAATACAATCTATGATTTAGAAGAAGGTGATCCTGAATTAGAGTTTATGAGTAAGAACAAAGGTAGTATTCGTAAACTAGTTGACGTGCATCCACACACAGGTTTATATTACTTCTATTTTCCATATCACTTTATTATTAAAGCATGGGAAGATAAAAAACAAATTGACCATGAGAAAATGATTGAGAGATTAAAACCTATTATCTTTAGATCAAAGTATCAGTATCATCATGTATTTAAAAAAGGTGATTTATTGTTGATGGATCAGTTCACAAGTTTACATAGAAGAACACCAGTGTTAGATAACAATAGATTACTATGGAGATTGGCATCAGATTTTAGCAATGTCTACAAATAAGTATTTCCACGAAGTATGGCCTGAACAAGAAGCATTATTAAAACAAGGATTAGAACAGTCCAGAAGAAATAAGAAAGAACGTATGAAACAAATACCATGGCCTAATATAGAGATCACAAGTCCTGACAGAATAGTTGTACCTCTTGTTGAAGATTATAAGTTTGAAAGTATGTCATACTTAGACACACCTGAAGCGAAACCTATCTTTGAGAAACAAGCAGATATTATTATTGAGAAACAATCAAAAGGTATTATTGATGTAGGTTGTAGACATGGACCTATTAATAAGATACTAGGAGAAAAAGGATATACTGATTACAAGTATATGGGATTTGATACGTCTGTTGAACCTATACAGATGGCACAAGCAGATTATGGTTTCTTTGATAATATAGAATATAGAAATACAAGTTGGAACAAAGTAGAAGATATATCAGTTGACTTTGAAGTTGACACTGTTATATTCAGTGGTGTATTATTATATGAGAAAGAAAATCATATGAAGTTGTTTGATGCTCTCGTAAACTTCTATGATGCCAAACATGCAATCATACAAGAACCATACCACGATCAAAGATATTGGGATGACAGATTAGTATTACAAACAATCACAAGAGATATGCCATTATATAAAAAGAAGTACAAAGAATATAAAGAGTATCTTTTAGATTGTGAAATCTTTTCAGGTAAAAGATTAATAGTGGATATTACGATATGAGCGACAAAGAACAATTAGATAGAATAGAAAAGAAACTAGATAAGTTAAATAAAAAAATGAACGACCATATTAGAGAGATATGGAATGTTTATGAACCTATAAAAAAGATATTAGAAAAACTTGAACGATTTAAGTTATGGTAGTAAAAAGATATTCAGAGGATCCAAACACGTACTGGCCTCTAATAGAAAGATTTAGATTACAGACTTGGGCAGAGGGTAACGATAGTTTAACTTACAAGAAATACAATCCAGACAATCCTGATATTGAAACTTGGATGTGTTTTAAAGATGATAAGTTAATCTCAATCTCAGCCGCAGAAAGATCACACTATACAAATGACCCAAATGAGGTTGTTCGTATTTGTCGTTATCATATTCTGAAAGATTATCGATTTACTCATTGTGGTTTGATTATGGGTGAACATCAAATCAAGTGGGCGAGAGAGAATAAATTTGAACTACTATATATTACACACGACATAAAAAAACGTGCGATCAATAGATTGTATCAGAGACGTAAGAAAATGACTGTGCCATCTTTTGAAGAACACACAAAGGGTGAGTGGTATAACAGTCTACAATTAGAGAAAGATTTCTTATTTAAAACAGGTAAGATGTTACAATATGTTTATAGTATTCGATTACAGAATCCAAATTACGTCTGGAAACCGATGTCTAAATATATTGTAGAAAGGACACACGATGGCAGAATCTTTGACAAAACATAGTCTACCGACAATAGCAAATCTAGGTTTAGATATAGACTTAGATAGATTGAGAGCAGAGACAGATAAACTTGCTGATAAATTTACAGACGTTGAATCTGCAAATGCTGGACTATGTGATAATCACAAAGAATTAGTGAAAAGTGTTTACGATAATTTCGAACAAATTAATCTGACAACACCAAGTGAGATATTACCTCACACTACAAGTATTAAAGAGAGATTGAGAAGAAAAGAAGAGCATCTCTATAGTGTTCCCACTGAAGACTACACAGGTAGTTACTTTGAAGAAATAGTAAATCAATTAGACGCACCTGCAAGTAGAGTACGAATTACAAAATTAGCACCTAACAAAATGATACCGTGGCATGTAGACTATGATGTATCATATGGAGTTAGATGTATTGTGCCTGTCTATGGTAGTAATAATGTTGTAAACTTGTTTAAAAGAAATGACAAAGTTGAAGCATATACATTGAAAGACGGTACAGCAAACTTTCTAAATATCGGATATAAACATGCCGTTGTAAACATGAGTAACAAACCTAGAATTGCTTTAATGTTTACATTGAACGGTACAAAAGATATCGAAAAACTATTATAAATATAACAAGGAGTATATCATGCAAGAGCAAGAAGTTAAAGAAATGACGGTGACGCTAGATGGCAAGACTTACAAAGAAAGTGAGTTGTCACAAGAGGCGATTAAGTATATCAACCTAAGAAGTGAAGTACTTAATACACGTGCAAGACTTATGAACGAACTTGAAAAGTGCGATGTTATGGTTGCACACTACGTTGCTAAGATTAAAGAGCAAGTAGATAAACCAGTAACACCGACAATGCAAGTAAATAAAGAACAAGAGAAAAAGTAGATGGCTGCAATTGCTAATTTGTTTATCGATCAAGGATCAACATTTTCAACGTCTGTAAACGTTAAAGATAGTGACGAAAGCGCATTTGATTTGACTAATCATACAGCCGCAGGACAAGTTAGGAAATCGTATTCATCATCTACAGCAACAGATTTTACAATAACTATTGCCGATCCACCCTCTAACGGACAGTTAGATTGTAGTCTTACCGCAACTCAGACAGCGGCCCTCGAAGAAGGTCGCTATGTCTACGATATTGAAGTTACTAACGACACAGGCGTAGTGACTAGAGTTATCGAAGGCATCATCACTATAAATCCAAACGTTACGAAATAATAGTCTCCATTTAAAGAACTTTCTATTATAAATATTACTATTAATAGAGGTTTAACATGGCTATCACTGCAACAATAGGATCAAATAATAGTAATGGACCTAAAAAGGTCTCCGTTACTGTACCCGTTCAACAAACATTAGTTAGAAACGCAGACTTTTTACTTAGAGCATTAGGAGATGTAGATGCTGCCAATGCTCAAGAAGGTGCATTGCTTCAATACAGATCATCTGATAAAAAGTTTGTAACAAGAACTAATTTGGAAACTGATCAAGGTACTTTGACCTTTAACGGTGGTAATTTTTAGGAGATTTAACAAATGGCAACAGTTATTCAGATTAAGAGGTCGTCTGGAACTAGTGCCCCTAGTACACTCAAACTTGGGGAATTAGCATATACACACGGCACAGGTACCCAAGCTAATCTAGGAGATAGACTTTTCATAGGTGAAGGTGGTACTGGCGGTGACGGTAATGCAAACAACGTTACAGTTATCGGTGGTCAATATTTTAGTGATCAATTAGATCACGCACACGGAACACTTACAGCCACTTCCGCATTATTAGTAGACGCCAACAAGGCGATAGACGAAGTATTCATAGGTAACAACGCATCAACTGGTGGTACATTAAAACTAAATGAAGGTACTAACAACGGTACAAACTTCATTGGTATTAAAGCACCAAACGCTGTTACAACATCAACAACATTCACATTACCAGATGGTGATGGTTCTGCTGATCAATTCTTAAAAACTGACGGTTCAGGTAATTTAAGTTTTGCAGCTATTCCATCAGGTTCATTTACACTTGCGGCTGACAGTGGTTCAAATGATACATTCACAACAGGTCAAACTTTAACGTTTGCTGGTGGCGAAGGTATCGACACAACTGTTTCTGATAATAACATATCAATTGCAGCCGAAGACGCAACAGCATCTAATAAAGGTATCGCATCTTTCAGCTCAGACAACTTTGCTGTGTCCTCTGGTGCGGTTACAATTAAAGATGGTGGTGTTGTTACTGCCGAACTAGCAGCTGACGCTGTTACTGGTGCAAAAATAGCAGATGATGCTGTAGATAGTGAACACTTAGTTGACGGATCAGTTGACAACGTTCACTTAGCAGGATCAATTGCAAACGCAAAATTAGCAAACTCATCAATCACAGTTTCAGATGGTTCAAATTCAACTGCAACTTCTCTTGGTGGAACGATTACTTTCAGTGGGACCTCAAATGAAATAAGCGTTGCCGAGAGTTCAGGTACAGTTACAATTTCACAACCAGATGATGTAACGATTGGTAGAGACTTAACAGTTACAAGAAATGCTGTAATTACAGGTAACTTAACTGTAAACGGTACAACTACAACTGTAGCAACAACTAACACAACTATATCTGATTCATTACTTGAATTAAACTCAGGTGCTGGATCAAATGCTAACGATTCTGGTATTATCATCGAAAGAGGTAGTACTGGTAACAATGCTATTTTCATGTGGGATGAAAGTGCTGATAGATTTGCATTAGGTACTACTACTGCAACAGCAGACGCAACTGGTAACATTACAATTGCAGCTGCTGAATTAGTTGCGAACATTAATGGTTCAAACTCAACTATCACAAACATTCCAAACTCTGCAATCACAAATGCCTTTTTCAATTTCTCTGATGGTTCTACATCGGACAATATTGCATTAGGTGAAACGTTTACAATTGCAGCTGGTGAAGGTATAGACACAGCAACTACATCAAACACTTTAACTATCTCAGGTGAAGATGCAACAACTTCAAACAAAGGTAT